CAAAGCGAGGCTTCGGCGGAGATGAGCAGGAAAGAGAACCCCAACAGGCTGGTGCCATATAAAGAGATTGACCTGGCGTACAAAAGAGCGAGGCGTGAAGCTTCCGGAATCGCGTTCGCTATAATGCTTACGGTCATGCGTGACAAGCACGGCTAGGGATCTGTGAGGCTGCAGCGGCTATATGAGCAGATAATTGATTTATGCGACAGTATCGCGAAGGGATATATTACATATGATGATCTGAAACACACGCTTGAGGAAGAAGCGGGTATAAGAATAATATAGTGAAAGGAGCGGAATATTATGGATAAAACATATACGGTGACGGTGACGCCTGACATGGAGATCCTGATCAGGGAGCTGCCGGAAGAGGAAGAAAAACAACTGGAGCACCTAAAGCAATTAGTCGGTGGATATATCGAGACTATACGATCCCCGAGACTTAATACGTTATGCATTGTCAACGGGGAGGGAAAGCTCCTTGACCTTAAACCGAATATGCTGGCAACGACAATATGCGGCATGCTGGGATTTGACGTTATCTACGGAAACGCGGTGTTCTGCGTCGAAGACGGAGAACATATCAAAGGGTTCACATAGTCCGCGGTGTTGAATCTTTATCTCAATAAAATTCTCTGCGAAAGCGTAAATCAGGAAAAGATAAAAATGAAAAGCATATTATCCCGGTGGAATTATAACACTCAGGCATATGAGCTTTTCCAAGCGCCGGAAGAATGGAACGTGCCATTGTTATGTCTTGAAATGGATACCGTCGTAAATTGCGCTAATTGCGGCATAAAAATGCAATATGGAGACGGCTTCACTTCTAAAGAAATACATGACCCCTGGGGGTTGGGCTATGCGGTCTGCCACGAGTGCTACGATAAGGAAATAGAGCGAGAAAGAGAATACAGACAAACTGAAAGGAGCGGGAAATATGAATTACGATGATGAGAAAGAGATGGACGAAATAGTCAATTATATTATAGGAGATTCGCCGGGTGCGAGAACCGAAATAAACGCTGCCGCGAAGGCGCTCGATATATGCAAAGCCTGCGGGAAAGAATTCGCGCAATGGATGAGAAAAACGAAATCTTATTATTGTCCTGAATGCGCAAGAGCGAAAAAAAGAGAATCATATATGAAGCAAAAGGAAAGAAAGGCGCAAGAGACTGAGGGCAAGACCATCCCGGCAGGCTGCGAAGAGCTAAAGCCCCAAAAATGCGAAGAGAAACTTAAGGCAGAAATCAAACCAATCCCCGCCGCTGGCGGGCGGAAAATGGACGCGTACGACGCTCTTGTAACGATTGCCCGGGCAGTGGAAGACGTGGCGGAAGCATTAGAGGTGACACCTGAGGCGGTCTCTACATCGGTATATCGTATGATTAACGCCAAAGCAGGATTGAGGAGGAAAGCGGAATGCCAAAGTGTAAAAGATGTGAAGCAGACATTATATGGATAAAGACGGCAAAAGGCAAATCAATGCCGTGCGACGCCAAGGTGACATACTATATTCAGAAGGCCAAAGGCGGAAAACAGAGAATAGTCACGCCGAACGGAGAGGTGTTATCCTGCGAATACACAGACGACCCGAACAGCGCGACGGGGACAGGATATGTACCGCATTGGTATACGTGCCCATATGCAGACAATTTCAGAAAGCGGATGTACAAAGAATGAATAAGGAGGAAATACAAATGACTGACAAAAAATTTAGCATTATAAAAGAAGGCCCTAACCCCACATGCCCGGAGACACCTGATATGCCGTTGATAGGGTATGTAATAACAAGCCTCGAAATGGCAATTAACACGAGTTATATGCTCGCCAATATGCTCAACTCGCTTGGAATATTAGAAGACCCTTACGAAATGGAAGGGTCTGGGGATCTCCTAATAGACAAAGTTAAAAATCTTCATAAAGTAACCGAGGCTAACCGCAACGATGCTAACAGACTCAAAATAGCGCTTATGGGAGAATAGGCGCGAAGACAAAAGGAAGAAGTGAACATGAGTAGTCGAGCTAATTACATGAAGCGGTCGCACCGCTCGGAGAAGTATAAACGGGCGCTTTATGGAACCTCAATGCGCCGACACTATAAGCCAACGCATATATCGAACAAGGCGCGTCAAGGCATCCTTGCGCGCATCTTGAACAAAATAATGAGACGCACACCGATAAAAGGAGGAAATGATACGGAGACGGTAAAATGAAAATATCATATGAAGTATATATGCTGCAGCCGGAGCACATATACCGCCGGTTTATGTCATTTGACGCGCTTCTTGAAAAGAAGCTAAAGGTTGCCTATGACATCTATGAGAAAGTATACAGCGGTGAACTGGAGACGGCGAGAGGGCAGAACTAGGAGGATCCGGAGGCGTGGAAAGAAGCCTGCGAGGATATATACTGGACGCTCAATAAGGATAATCTCCGGCCGAGGGATTACTTCTGCCGGAGCCTGTCGGTTTCTGATGTGCTCATAATAACGGTCCCCAGCGAGAGCGGAGAACTTCGGCAGGCTTGGTACTGCGATTCTGTCGGCTTCGAGCCGCTGGCTATGTTCGGAGGACGGAAAGGTTAGATAATGAAGAAGAAAGAAACGATAAAAACAGCGGGAATGCTTATCCTCCTCGGAGTGGCGGCGTTCCTGTTCGGGATGTGTTCTGCCGGGAGGGCGCTGGAGTCCTCCCGGGGAACGGTTGATATTCCTGCCAGAGAATGGATAAGCCCCGATATTATTGAGCATATATCCTTATATAACGATGATGAGGAGGAGATAGCGGAGATAATTGAGGCTGCCGAGGGCGCTTCCGCTCGGTACTCTGTGCCCATGGAGCTGGTGCTCGCTGTAATCGAAACGGAATCGGGCTTCAAAAAGAACGCTCGCAACGGCGGCTGTTATGGGCTTATGCAGATCCACAAGGTAAATCACAGGTGGCTTCGAAAGGAATTCGGCAGGGAGCTTGATTTTTGCGATATATCCGACAATATATACGCCGGCGCCTACGTGCTGGCGGGGCTTGTGCAGGCATACGCCGAAGGGGAAGACTATAATTACGCGCTGATGGCGTATAACGGCGGAGAGGGGGATCTTCGGCGTATGATCCGGGATGGGTATACTTCCTCTGCCTACTCCAGAAAAGTAATCGGCAGAATGGCAAAATATGGCAATTAAGGGGCGATGATTGGACTGGGGGATATATACATATATCATATATCCCCGATTCGAGTTATCGATCTCATACCATAATTCGGACGCGCGCGCGCGTTCTTGTGGGCGAGATAAAAGCCTAAGTTTAGAACGAAGGAGAAGGAGGGGCGCCTCCGATCCCCTGATGGGGAGCGTTGAGGAGGCACACCGCCGGAGGAGAGGAAATGTGGATGACGAGGATATATACATGTGTCAAGCCTGACGGCCGAAAGGTAATAGAGAAGTCGCGCTTTTATGTGCCGAGCAACGTGAAGCCAAGAAGCGGGCGAAAGGCGGCGACTACTGAGCGGAAGCAGGACGCCAACGACAGAGATTACGTGAAGCGGCTTGCCCGGAGCATCAACTGCAATTTTGGCAAGGGTGATTTCCTCGTGACGCTGGAATACTGCGATGAAGCATACGCGGAACTGATAGAGACATGCGCCGGTGACGACGCGGAGGAACTGGAAGCCGCCATATACCAGGCGGCGAAATCGTGCGTTGAAAAAATCATAAGAAAAGCAAGGGACATTCTCAAACGTGAGGAAATATCTCTTGCTTATATCTGCATGACCTCTCAGAAGAACCCGGACACCGGGGACAGCGTGAGAGTACACCACCATTTACTTATGCCGAAGGAGTGCGTTGGCGCGATGAGCGCTCTGTGGGAATATGGGATCTGCAATCTTACTCCGCTCAGGGGTCAGGAGGATTATACGCCCATAGCGGAATATTTCGCCGCGCAGGCTCCAAAAGTTAAAGACGCAAAGAAACATACAGCTTCCCGGAATCTCCTGAAACCTCATATCCGTGAGACCGTAGACGAGGTGCGCCGGGAGCTTAGAGCGCCGGCGGGGAGCAAGCTTATATATAAATCCGCGTATGTGCCGGACGTTGAAGGCTTCGCGAACACGGCTCAATATATCAAGTACATCCCGAAGAAACGGAGGAAGAAAGAGGAGACGCCTACGCTTGAGGGCGATTAAGGAAATCCGAGCGACTTGCGATGAGATTATAGCGCACGTCAGAGAATGGCACATACATAGTGCGCACCACAATAATGCGCACGTCAGAGAATGGCACATATAAAGTGCGCGCTTACAGAGATACGTGGAGGAGAAAAGCGTGGTTAAAAAGATATCGAACAGGAAGAACGAGGACCGCGTTATAGCGGAAGTAAAAACGGTGCTGAATAAAGTCTACTGGCTGGATCAGGAGGTCAAAACAAAAACCAATCAACTGGAAGAACTGCGGAGCCTGGCCGAGTATGTCGGGAGCCAGACGGACGAGGTAAAAGTTAAAGGCTCCACCGCAGGCGGGCATGATACGTCTGTCGACAGAATCATAAAAAAAGAAAAATCAATAAACGTATCCGTGAAAGCGCTTACACGGGAGCGGGACAGGATAGAGAAGCTTATAAAGCGGGTGCCTGACGACCGCCTCCGGATCCTGCTGGAGCTCCGCTATCTCGAATACTGCCCATGGGCGGCTATAGCTCAGAGGCTCCACTACGACACGCGATATGTGTACCGGCTCCACCGGCAAGCGCAGCTTGAGGTGGGGAAAATTATGGGGATACGGTGACAGAAACAAAACCGAGGGGGTTAGCCCTCGGCGCTGTCCTTCTTGTGCTCGTCCACGTACCTCCGGACGATGATTTCGAGCAGGTTTGACATCGTCCGATGCTCCGCCTTCGCGATGGATCGCAAGTCTTCTTTCAGCTCCGGGGACAGCCGGAACCGGAGAACTTCTGATTTGATGTTATTTGTCATTGGGATTCTCCGCACGGTGCCAATGGATGACGCACTCACGATCAGCGAGCCTGTATACGTCAACCGCGGTTAGCTCATCGGGATGACGCTTGTACGCAAGACCTTCATCATCGTATATCATCAGCCAGTGGCGGCCAGATAAGACCTTTTCGAAGTATTCGGGGATCTCAAGGTCGTCGTCCTCGAAGCACTCCCATGCTTTGTAGCTGCCGTCCGTGTCGAAGTGGACGAGTTCTACGACTTGCTCGCCAGCAGGTGTTAGCGTTCTGAACACCAGGCTCGCGACATCGCTGTTGCCGATGCTTATCGGCGGGAAAAAGCTTAAGTAATCTTTTTTGATTTTTCTTTTCTCCTTTTTAGAATTTTATTTTTTGCCCGGATTTACCTCTGCCAGTTCGATAAGGTTAGACATGCTCCGGTGTTGGGATTCGGCGATCTCGCGCAGCGTCTTATCCATATTAATCACCATAAAAAGTTCTGAACTCGTTGTCAATACCACGCAGGTAGTTAATGGCGGCAGCCCTCCACTTTCTCATAAGGTCATCTAAGTCGTTAAGGGCATTTAACTTAGCGTCCTCCATCGCTATATCGCGCGCCTCGACCTGTTCCAGGTCGCTCCGGTCAATGTCGCTCCACTCCCCGTCGGGGTCTTCAAGGAAGTCGAACTCTACGGTAGATCGTGTCCAGTAGTCCTTCATGTCGCACTCCCATTCGAGAGGCGGCAGTCCGGCCTCATGAAGCGCTTCCATGAGCTCATTGTCGCCGCAATCTGAGGATGTATTGATAATCCCCCACAATTGGTCGTCTTCGTTGTACATGTTCCAGGATGCCGCATCGCCCACGTATTCAATGGCCTCACGCAAGGCGAACAACGCCTCATCTGCATCGTCGGACGGCGGCTTCATATACGGCTTTACGATCTCAACGGAGTTCCAATCGACGTTGCTATAATTCTCTCCATCCGCGCCGAACGCTGGGGCTTTGAATGCAACTTTACACACGAAGAAGGCTTTTAAGTTTTCGCGCAGCTCTCGATCATTGCTGCCGTATATACGTTTTTCAACGCTTTCCCAGTAATCTGCTGCCCACGCAAGCGCCTCCTTCTTAGTTGCGAACAAAAAAAGCTCGCTCTCGCTGTAACGATTTTCCCGAATGACTGCATAGGTTTTCATTTTCATACTCCTTTTCTCCCGGACTTGGTGGCGCCGGGTACCGATTGGGTCTCTTTATCTTGTGACTACATTATAACACGATGTAGCTACGCTGTCAATATGCAGAATAACCAAAGATTATAATATTTTTTGTGCAAAGTGATGAATATGAGAAAAAACAGAAAATATTCCCCCTTAAGTCAGGGGGAATAGAGCTAAAAAAGGGTAACGCGGCAAGCGCGCGCGCGCGCGCGATACATATTTACGTGTGGGGAAAATAGCCATTTTTTTCCACATTTAAGTTTGATATAATGGTATCGTAAAAAGACGTATAAAGCACAGGCGGGGAGAGAATCGTTCCCGGGCGAAAAGAAAAAGCCCAGGGGCGGTTCTCTTTTTTGTGGGAAAAAAAAGGACAAGAAAGGATGGGGAAAATGCCGAGAGGGCGGGGGAATAAGATTTTTAAGACGCCGCAAGCGCTGGGAAACGCCGTCGCGAAGTATTTTTTGAAAATATCTAAAATCGAGAAGATAACCGAGCCCACGCCGCTGACAGACGATGAAGGGAGATATATCACTAACCGCAAGGGTGACGTGGTGATGGCGCCTCGTCCCGTTCTGAACGACAAGGGAGAAGAGATGTACCACCGGATATATATAGTCCCTCCGAGCGTGTCGGGGCTGTGCCTGGATCTTAATATCTCCCGAAAAACATGGGCAAAGTACTGCGCCGAGGACGGATATAAGGACGTTTGCGACCAGGCGAAACTGCGAATAGAAGCATATCTGACGGAGCAGCTAAACGAGCGGAAGAAGAACCTCGCGGGGATAATATTTAACCTCCAGAACAACTACGGCTGGCGCGAGAAAAAAGACATCACCGGAGAGACGTCGAACGTGGTCAAGATCGACTTTGAGGGAGATCTTGAGACATGGAGCAGATGACGCCATACCCGCACATAGTGGAGCTCCTGCGCACGACAGGCCCCAACTCAGAGCCGCAAAAAAGGTTTTTCGAAGCCGAAGCGCGCCACATAGCGTATGGAGGCGCCAGAGGCGGCGGAAAATCATGGGCTATGAGGCGCAAATTCGTAATGCTTGCGATAAGATACCCCGGGCTTAAGATACTCCTCATGCGCCGGACATTTCCTGAGCTCCAGGGAAACCACATAAATTTTCTGCTATCAGACCTGACAGGATACGCCGGATATAACGATACAAACAAGGTTTTTATGTTCCCAAACGGCAGCGTTATAAAGCTCGGGTACTGCGCCGCGGAGAGCGACGTGTATCAGTACCAGGGGCAGGAGTTTGACGTGATAGGCCTTGAGGAAGCGACGCATTTTACGGATTCGCAGCGGGCGTTCATGACGACGTGCAACCGCACGACCAGATCGGATTTCACGCCGAGAATGTATTACACCGCCAACCCCGGGAACGTAGGGCACGAATGGTTCAAACGGCTTTTTATTGACCGATTATATCAGGGCAAAGAGAAAGCGGAAAACTATGTTTTTATCCCGGCGAACGTGTATGACAATCCCGCCATAATGAAGAACAACCCCACGTATGTGGAGGAGCTTGAAAACCTCCCGGAAGACCTTAAAAGAGCGCATCTGTATGGCGATTGGGACGTGTTCGCGGGGCAGTACTTCAGGAATTTTGACCGGAACGAGCACGTAATAGCGCCCAGGGCGCTGCCGCCAGAGTGGATCAGGTTCCGAAGCATGGACTACGGGCTTGACTGCTGCTGCTGCCTGTGGTGGGCGGTGGACACCCGGGGGACATGCTATATCTACCGTGAAATGTGGGAACCTAACCTTATACTGGGTGACGCGGCGCGGCGGATTATCGAGCTGACGCCTCCGGAAGAAAAAATCAGGTACACCGTGGCGTCTCCCGATTTGTGGAACAGACGGCAGGACAGGGGACTTAGCGGCGTGGAGCTGATGAGCAAAGCGGGACTGACAGGCCTCATAAAAGCTGACGCTTCCAGGATCCCCGGCTGGCGGGCAATCGCCGAGTATCTGGCGCTGAGAAAGACCGGGGAAACGGACGAGAACGGCGAGGACGTGCTGGCGCCGGGAGTAAGGATTTTTTCGAGCTGTCTTCACCTGGCGTCCGATCTTCCGAAGCTGCAGCACGACCAACGGGATATAGAAGACGTATCCTCGGAACCCCACGAGATCACGCACGCGCCGGAGGCTATGCGTTACGGCATTATGTCACGGCCGACGCGGACGCCGGAAGCGGACAGACATAAATATAACTTCGAATTTGAAAAACCGAAACCGAAGCGGGGGGCTATTCCCGGGAAGAATTTTATCGAATACTGATTATTTTTTAAAGGAGGATATACATGATAACGCTTGGACAAGTCGCGCAAGCAAAAGAGCCTATGGTTAAGATCGCCGCGCTGCCGTTTGACGTGCGCACCGCATACGCCGTAAGCCGCCTTATAAAGCGGCTGGACGCGGAGCTTGAGACTTTTGAGCAGCTGAGATTGGGACTTTTTGAAAAACACGGAGAGAAAAACGAGGACGGCACTTTGACCGTTAAAGAAAAAAACCTTGAGAAATTCCGCGCGGATATGGCGGAGCTTCTCGCGCTCCCCGCGTTCGACGGGGAGGAAATCAAGCCGATAACGGCTAAATACCCGGAAAGCGGGAGCGTATCGGCGGCTGAACTTTTAGCGTGTGACAAATTTATAAAATTTGAGGAGTAAAAGACTATGGACGAGACCATGATGACGGCAACCACACCGTCAACCGAAAACGCGTCTGAGGCCGCAGTGACGTCTCCCACCACAGGGACGGATACGGGCATAGACACCACGACCCAGGACACAGGCACACAACAGACAGGATCTCCCGAAGCGGGAGGGACGCCGGATCCGGAACCAAAGCATAAGATACGTTACAACGGCCAAGACATGGAGCTTACAACCGATGAGCTCCGAACTCTGGCGCAAAAAGGCATGAATTATGACAAGGTTAACCAACGGCTCCAGGAATTCCAACAAAACCCGGAACTCGCCGCCATGCGTCAGGCGGCGGCAGCCCAGGGCATTGATGTGCGGGAGCTTATACGCCGCACACAGGAAGCCGGGATGCGGGAAGACGTCGATAAGCTGCTGAACAAGGGCTACGACGAGAAGGCCGCGCGTGATATCGTCGAAGGCAGGCGGGCTAAGGCTCAGCTGGAGCTTGAGAGACGCCGAGCGGCGGAAGCTGACGCGAGAAGACAGGACTTCGCGGAATTTCGCGACATGTTCGGCGACGTGCCTCCGGAGGACATACCGGCGGAGGTATGGGACGAAGTGAGAAAAGGCAAGAGCCTGACGGACAGCTATCTGAGGCATATGCACCGCAAAGCAAAAACAGAGGCGGCTGCGGCAGCCAAAAACGAAGAGACCAGGAAAGCCGCGTCACCCTCGCCGAAATCGTCCACTGCGCCCGAAAAAGATTATTATGATCTTGACGAGATGAAGAACATGACGAGCGAAGAAGTCAGGAAAAACTACGATAAAATCATAAAATCATTGAAACGAGGAAAGTAAAATGGCACTGACTAATTTTATACCTACCATATGGAGCGAGACCCTTTTCAGGGAGCTCGAAAAGAACTATGTCGCGGTCAAGCTCTGCAACCGCGACTACGAAGGCGACATAAAAGCCTACGGCGACACGGTGAAAATCACCGGCATGGGACAAGTATCGGTGTATGACTACACAAGGAACACCGACATAGAAGCCCCTGAGACCCTTGACGACACCACGCGCACACTCGTCATCAACGCGATGAAGTACTTTAACTTCGTCATAGACGATGTTGACAAGGCGCAGGCCAACGTCAAGCTGATGCAGGAGGCCATGAAGAACGCCGCTGACGCTCTCGCGGACGCCGCGGACCAGTATATCTACGGCCTGACACATACCGACATGGTGACGGTCCCCGCCGAAGCCGTGACAAGCGCCACGGTTACGGCAATGGTATCAGGTCTGCGCAGACGCATGCTCGCCAACAACGTCAAGAACTCGACGCCTATGTATCTGGAGATCCCTCCCGAAGTCGAAGAGAAGCTGATACTCGCGAAGGTGCTGACCGATACAGACAACTCCAAGGCTCTCAGCCAGGGGTATCTCGGGAAATTCATGGGATTCGAGATCTATGTGACAAACAACCTTCCGAGAGTAGAAATCGGCGACGTGCTCACTCCGGCCGTTGGTGAGCCGGAAGACGAGGACTATGTACCTCCCGTGCTCGCGACAACGGAGATCTACACCTGCTATGCCCGCACGAAGCGCGCCATATCCTTCGCGGAGCAGATCAATGACACGGAAGCATATCGCCCGGAACTCCGTTTCGGCGACGCTGTCAAGGGTCTGCACGTGTACGGCGGCAAGATCATATACCCGAAGGAGATCCTCAAGCTGTCCGTAACGGTTGACGAGGAGGCTTAATTGATGCTGGACCAGAGCGGAGCGGCTGCGGCGCTTAACGTGCTCCGGCCGGGGATAAGCGAGCATACGCTTTTTGGGCGCTGGTACACGGAGGTGACAGAGATCATCACCGACCTGGAAGCGCGCTATCCGGAGGAGCTTGTCACAGAAGCGCGGAAATCTCGCGAGGCTCTGACGGAGAGAGTGGTTGTAAACTACATGCTTGCCATGTACGAGCGAGCCACGGCGGATTACGAAGCGTACGCCAACTATATGATGGCGTATAACGACGCTGTCGGGGAATATAAGACGCACCTCGCGAGGCAGAAACAAGGCAGAGGTACGGTCTACAGGAGCATATAAGACGGGGAGAAGAGAAGATGAAGCTCACAAGGTTTATGTCGTCATCCAAGCAGAAGATTATAACAACCACATGGAGAGGGCTCAATCTCCTGCCCAGCGCGGGGGAGGGGGAATATTCCTCTTGCGTGGGCGTGACAACGACGTTCGCGCCGAAGCTGCTTATTGCTGACGGCTATACAGCTGACGGGACTGTCTTCTCTTCTCCTCAGGCTATTTACTCGTCCTCCGCGGGGCTTGTGCTTGTGGCGGGAGGGAAACTGTATCTTGACGGCGTCGAAAAACTCTCTGGCCTGTCGGCGGGGAGAAAATCAATCATAGAATTTCACGGAAAAATATGCGTGTTCCCGGACAAAAAGTATATTACCGCTTCCGGCGGATCCGGCAATATAGGAAACGGAAGCGTTTATCCGGCGGCTGGCAGCTGCCCGGACATAGACTGCGCCTGTGTGCACGATAACCGCGTATGGGGCGCTAAAGGTTCATCGATATACGCCTGCGCGCTGGGCGACGTGTCGGACTGGACTACGTTTGTGGACGAATACGGGAACCCGGACGAAGGGGGCGCCTATGCGGTAGACGTAGCCTCCGCGGGTGATTTCGTGTGCTGTTATCCGCACTTGGGACACGTGATATTTTTTAAGGCCAACGCCATGCACGAAATGTACGGCACAACGCCCTCGAAATTTCAGCTGGTGGAGCCTGTAAATACCGGCTGCATATCATCATACGGAGCGGGGGCGATATATTCTTCTCTCTACTACATCGCGCACGAGGGTATTATGAGATACGCGGGCTCTACTCCCGCCCTTGTAAGCGCCGCTATATCGCCGTTCCCCTTGGGCGGCGAGGAAGGCTGCGCCTGCGTGGACAAGAGGAACTATTACGCCCACGTCGGCGGAAAGGTGTATGTATACGACATGTACACCAACCTTTGGAGCGTGCTCCTGGAGGGCGATGTCGCCGCCATGGCATATCATGAAGGGGAACTCTGCGTGCTGATGGCGTCCGGACAACTGAGAAGATATTCCGAAAGCGGGAGCGTGTTCGAGGACTGGCATGTTGAGACGCCTGACATCTACGCGGCTCGGGATATCGAAGGCGGATTTATGAGTCTCAAGACCGTAAACAAGCTTGACATAAGAGCGGAACTAAACGAAAACAGCACTTTGAAGATCCTTATCTCCGTAGACGGCGGGGAATTTATTGAGCACCTGACAATAGAACGGGATTACTCGGACAGGACGGTATATTCAAAGAGGATACATATCCCAAAATGCACCTTTTTTAAAATGCGCCTCGAAGGCAAGGGAAAGGCGATTATACACGAGCTGAATCGGACGGTGCTATACGGGAGGGACTTATGATGATGCAGACAGCGATTTTTATTATCGGACTCGCTATAGCCGTAATCGCCGGGGCTATAGCCTACAAAAAAGGATACGAAGATGGGCTTAAGACGGCGAAGAAAACGGCGGAGAGGCCTATGCCTCCAAAGCTTAAGAAAGAAGCGGACCCTTATAAGGACGTCAGGAAGACGGAGATAACGGAAGATGAAGCTTGGCGCAACATAATCAACTATGAGGGAAATAAAAAATGATTACATCCCTTTACCCGGACTTGGCCGGAGCGAGGACGAACGAGGAGAGAATATCGCTCCTCTATGACGCTTATATATCGCTAAGGCGTGAAATTGAATTTAACTTGTCAAACCTTGACGCAAGCAACATGTCGACAAGGTACAACCTGACAATTGAAGATATAGAAAACACGGCCGGGAGCGCCGCGGAAGGCGTCGACACGCTGACCGCCATGCTCTACGACGAGGACACAGGCGATATAGTGCTCCTGCAGGCGGCGGATACGGGACTGTCGGCAAGGATACAGACAAACAGCGGGAACATTGCCACGCTAACCGCCACGGCCGAGGGACTGTCAACAAGGCTAACCACCGCCGAGGGGAATATATCGACAATAACGCAGACGGTAAACGGCATTAGCACCACTGTGTCTACTCACACGGGGCAGATCTCCACGCTGACGCAGACCGCTAACAGCCTGTCATCCCGGGTGACCACCGCCGAAGGGAATATCTCGACGCTGACGCAGACCGCCAACAGCCTGACGAGCAGGATAACCACCGCCGAGGGGAATATATCGACGCTGACGCAAACCGTCAACAGCATCAGCACAACAGTGTCAGACGCGGTGATGAAATCGAGCGCCACCCAGACGGCGGCGGGATTTACACTGACAATCAAGGACGGGTCAACCACAAGAGCGGTGCTTGACAAGAACGGGATATCCATATACGAAGGCGGCTTCCGGATATATAAGGGCACGACGCAGGTTTTCGAGGTAACAAGCCAAGGCGCCATAAACATGAAGGGCAATCTTACCTCAGGCTCCAGCATAACGGCGGCTACAATAAGCGGCGCCACCATCACCGGCGGCACTATCTCCGGCACGACATTCAACGCCATCACGCTTACGAGCTCCACCATCACCGGCGGCACTATCTCCGGCGCGCAGATAATGTCCGCCACGATTAAGGACGGGGAAACCTCCAAGGTGGTAATGGGCTCTGACGGACTAAGCATATATAACGCGGGACTAAAGATATATGACGCCGGCAACAACGGCCTGCTCTATTTCAGTAGCGGAAATTTGTGCGTAAAAGGCAAAATCGTAGCGGGATCATCAATCGAGAGCTCCGCTATAAGCGCTTCCACGATAACCGGCACGACAATTACAGGCTCATCAATTGAAACGCAGGGCACTACGATATCAGGGAAGCCCTATTTGCTCAGAATGAGCACTACAAAGCTGGAAGCCGGATATTATAACGGCACGACATTCGTGCCGAACGGCGCGAGCATTATTTCCAACTCCGGGAACAACGCAGAGCTTGCTTTTTATTGGGACGGCATAAAAACAGCGACAATAAAACAATCTAACCTGAATTTTGAAATATGCGACCTTAAAACCGGCTACACCTCGATACTGCTCAACGGCTGGGTGACGCTGTCGAAGGACATATACACAGACAACAACCACACAACGAGGATGTTTGCGCGAAACGCCCAGGGCAACTTTTATCAGGGGGATTATATCGGCTTAGCTGTAGACCCCGGCAGCAACAGGCTTATGCTGTACAACTACAAGGCCGACGGAAATATCAGAGGCGTGTGGGCCTGCAATATTATGCTTATAGCTTAAAATCGACAAAGGAGGCAGAATGATGCCTGACAATAACTATACACAGGATTGGGAGCTCTACGAAAAAGGCAAGGAGTATTCCCGGAGGATAGGCCTATATAACGAGGTGGACGAGAACGAGAGCTATTACGCCGGAGAGCAGTGGAAAGGCGTTGACGCCGGAGGGCTTCCCACGCCTGTATTCAACATCTTCCGCAGGGTTATAAACTACTTTATCGCCTCCATTATGTCGCAGCAGGTGAAGCTTACTCTTGATGCCTCCGGAAGCATTGTGAAGCGCAAGGAAGCCGCGGAGGTGGCGGACGTAATCAATCGCTTCATCGAATATCGCTGGGAGAAGGACAAGATACACACCCTGTTATCAGACGTGCTGCTTGACGCGGCTATAACGGGTGACGCGATCCTATATACATGGTGGGATCCCACTGTTAAGACAGGGCAGCCCTTTGAGGGCGATTTCGTGACGGAGATTGTTGATAACGTCAACGTGCATTTCGGTGACCCGAACACAAGCAAGATAAGCGACCAGCCGTATATCATTATCGTGGGACGAGAGCTGACAGAGAGACTGAGAGAGGAAGCGGGAGAGAACGGCGGAGAACAGGACAAGATCACGCCGGACGACACAGACAAGGAGAACAACGCCGGGGATCTCTCGGAGTATGAACTTGATGACACAAAAACCACGTTCTTAATCAAATTCTGGAAAAAAGACGGTAAAGTCTGGTGGAGGAAGTCAACGCAGACAGGGATCGTGCGGCCTGACACGGATATGCTCCTGACTGAATATCCCATCGCGCTTATGAACTGGGACAAAAGAAAGAACTCATGGCACGGCAGGAGCGTTATAACGGGGCTTATCCACAACCAGAGGTACATAAACAAGGGCTACGCTCTCGCGATGAAGCACATGATGGACACGTCATTCTCGAAGGTGGTTTATGACGCCAACAGAATTGATGAATGGCTCCAAAGCGTTGGCGAAGCGATCCCGGTAAACGGCGACGTGAGCAACGCCGCTCAGGTGATTGGCGTTGGCGGTATGCAATCTGGCTATATTGACGTGCTCCAGAAGGTGGAAAGCACCACGAGGGACCTGATAGGCGCCTCTGACGCTGCTCTCGGCAACGTAAAGCCTGAGAACACCTCGGCTATCATAGCGCTGCAGCAGGCTTCGTCTGTGCCGCTGGAATCGATAAAGCGGAATCTCTATCAGCTGGTGGAGGATATGGGACTTATATGGCTGGACTATATGACAGCCTATTACGGGGACGGCAGGCTTCTTATAATGCCGGCGACAGAGGAAGACCCGAAGGCCGAAGCGATGCCAATAGAGCTGAGCAAGTATCAGGACGTGCTATGGGCGGCCAAGGTGGAAGTGGGACCCTCGTATTATTGGAGCGAATTGAGCTGTATATCTACTCTTGATAATCTGCTTAAGATGGGCGCCATCGATATACTCCAATATCTCGAAAGAATGCCGGACACTGTCATTCCGAAGAAGAAAGAACTCATGGAAGAGATACGCCTCCAAAGAGAGATACAGCTTCAAAACATGCAGGCACAGAGAGAGGCGCAAATTCAGGCTATGCAGCAGGGAAAGCCTTTGGGCGCGGCGCCTATTCCCCGAGGGAATCCCATACCCATGACAGGAGGTAGATAAATATGGCAGCGCAGGACGTATGGATCCGAGAATACCTGAACAACAAAGGCATAGCCAACGACCGAATCGGCTATGTGTACGCGCCGAACCCTTCGGACGCCTCCGTAACGATAGACGGGAAGCACTTTTATAACCCCACAGCCGTAGAGGGCGGCAAGAGCTACGGAAGCAGGCAGGGACTTGACACGGCTTACGCCACATACATGGCGTCACAGCCGATACAGGAGGTATATCAGACAACATACCAGCCGGCGATAGCCGACAGCGTGACAGCGCTGAACAACTCCATATATACGGCTCCCACCTGGCAGCAGACATACACACCGCCGCAGTGGGAG